AAGGAGTTCTCTCAGGCAGTCGTCGATTATGTCGAGCGGGTAAACGAGGCGGAGGCAGCCGGAGAGGAGGTACCGATCGTACCCGACTATATCGCAGAGTGCTTTCTCAAGATCGCCGAGGGGCTGTCGCATAAACCAAACTTTATTCGGTATACCTATCGAGAAGAGATGGTGATGGACGCGGTCGAGAACTGTCTTAAGGCGATCATGAACTATAACATCGATGCTGCGACACGGACGGGAACTCCGAACGCATTCGCATACTTCACGCAGATCTCATACTATGCATTTCTTCGACGACTCGCGAAGGAGAAGCGACAGCACGATATTCGATTCAAGTACATGGAGGACGCGGGTGTCGAGCAGTTTCTTGAAGAGACCGGCGATGCTACGATCGACTCGAGTAACCGTGCCTTTGTCGATGAACTAAGAGGCCGAATCGAGCAGGTTCATAATCGCGATGAGCTCTTGAAGGAGTACTCAAAGAAGGAAAAGAAGGAGGAGGCAAAGGCTCAAAAGCCACCCAAAGGAATCGAGTTGTTCATGGGTGTTTCCGATGGCTAAGTTTGCGGTGATCAATGATACTCATTTCGGCATTCGTAACTCATCGGACGTTTTTATCGACTATCACCGTCGATTCTTTGAGGAGACGTTCTTTCCTTACTGTAAGAAGCACGGTATCAAGCATATCATTCATGCGGGTGATCTCTACGATAATCGCAAGTACATTAACTTCAAGGTCCAGCACGCGTCACGTAAGATGTTCCTGGAGAAACTCACTCAGCTGAACATGACCATGGACGTGATTCCTGGCAATCATGACGTGTACTATAAATCGACGAACGATCTTAATGCACTGAAAGAGCTTCTAGGTTACTTTACCTCGAATATTAACGTGATCACAGAACCTCGAGTCCTTGACTACGATGGTCTCAAGATTGGTATGGTACCATGGATTAACAACGAGAACTACTCTGAATCAATTCGTTTCATTAAGGAATGTAGGGCTCCCTGGCTGATCGGGCATCTTGAGCTCGCTGGATTTGATCTGCTACCAGGAATGAAGGCCACCGACGGTATGTCTTCCGATCTGTTCTCAAAGTTCGAGATGGTTCTCTCGGGCCACTATCACACTAAGTCGGAAAACGACAACATCAAGTATCTTGGTACTCAGATGGAGTTCACCTGGGCCGACGCCAATGATCCGAAGTACTTCCATGTTATTGACTCCAAGACACGTGAGATCGAGGCGGTAAGGTGTCCGATCACGATGTTCGAGAAGATTTACTACGACGATCAGAAACGTAATTATCTCGAGGAGTACGACTTCTCCAGAGTCGAGAATCGGTTCGTGAAGGTCGTGGTCGTGAACAAGACGGATCCATTTACATTCGACCGATTTATTGATAAAATACAAGAGTCGAATCATCACGATCTCAAGATCGCCGAGAACTTCGACGAGTTTATCGGCGAGAACGTCGAGGTAGATGAAGGTATATCCGTTGAGGACACGACGAATCTTCTTGATTCGTATATCGACAATACGGAGACCGATCTTGAAAAGGATCGGCTTAAAGAGTTAATGCGATCGATCTACGTTGAGGCATGTAACCAGGAAATTGTATGAGCATTCAGTTTAAGTCCGTACGCTGGCGAAACTTTCTCTCGACAGGTAACAACTGGACCCACGTTCCGCTCGATCAGAATCGATCGACTCTTATCGTGGGTGAGAACGGATCGGGTAAATCGACGATGCTCGATGCCCTGTCGTTCGGTCTGTTCGGTAAGGCGCATCGTAACATTAAGAAGGATCAGCTGATCAATACGATCAACGAGAAGGGTGCAGAGATCGAGGTCGAGTTTCGAGTCTCAAAGCACTCCTTCAAGGTCGTACGCGGCATCAAGCCGAATAAGTTTGAGATCTGGCAGAACGGTAAGCTCATCAATCAGTCATCGAACGCTCGTGACTATCAAAAGTATCTCGAGCAGTCGATCCTAAAGCTGAACCACAAGTCGTTTCACCAGATTGTTGTTCTGGGGTCGTCCTCGTTCATTCCGTTCATGCAGCTACCCGCCGGTCAGCGACGAGAGGTGATCGAGGATCTGCTCGATATTCAGATCTTCTCGCGAATGAACTCGATCCTGAAGGAACAGTTATCGACGCTGAAGGATGAGCTCAAGGATATCGACTACAACATTGACCTAACGAAGGAAAAGATCTCTCTTCAGAAGAGATACATCCGAGAGATTACGGAGATGAATGATGGACAGATTCGACAAAAGCGCGATGAGATTGCTCAGTATCAGTCAGAGATTGAGGTACTACAAGCTCGAAACTCGACTCTCTCGAAGGAGATCGAATCAAAGAACGGATCCGTCGACTCAGAGATCAACTCCATCGTTCGCAAGCGCGAGTCGATCCTCGGGTACAAGGCCCAGTTCGAGCAGCAGATATCATCAGTGGTCAAGGACGCGAGGTTCTACGAAGAGAACGATACGTGTCCGACGTGTACCCAGGATATTCGTTCAGACATTCGGGAAGGCAAGCTTGTTCAAGCGAAGGAAAGGGCTCGTGAACTTAAGGAAGCAGTGGAGCATGCCACTTTCGAGCTTACTTCTCTGGAGGAGGATCTGGAGCGGAAGCGCACAGTTGCAAACGAGATTCAGGAGGCAAACTCAGAAATTTATTCTAACAACCAGAACATCGAGAGACTACAAAAATCCATACACGATACAGAGAATTCGATAGCCGAGCTTCAGGGCAAGGAGGGTGATCTCTCGGTCGCGAACTCCGAGCTCGAGACGCTGAAGGAGCAGAAGGATAACCTTACCGAAAAGAAACTTGAGCTGATGGGAACACAGACCTATAAGCAGGCAGCAGCCGAGATGCTCAAGGATTCCGGAATCAAGACCAAGGTGATTCGCGAGTACCTTCCGGTCATGAACAATCTTATCAACAAGTATCTTCAGATCCTCGACTTCTTCGTGTCGTTCCACCTCGACGAAAACTTTAACGAGACGATCAAGTCGAGATACCGCGACTCGTTCGGATACTCCTCCTTCTCCGAGGGTGAGAAGGCGCGGATCGACCTGTCGCTGATGATGGCATGGAGGCAGATCGCGAAGATGAAGAACTCAGCGGCGACGAACCTATTGGTCATGGACGAGGTTATGGACTCATCGATCGACGCCGACGGCATCGAGGGTCTACAGAACATACTCTCGACCATGGGTGAGGATACCAACGTGTTCATCATCTCCCACCGTGACGAGCTGAAGGGCAAGCAGTTGTTCGACCAGACGGTCAACTTCCGAAAGGAGCACAACTTCTCGGTGATGGAGGTAGAGGCCTAGTAGGGTCGCATTTGTTCCGCACAGGAACAGAGGTTGTTCCGAAATTGATCAAATAAATGGTTTACATCCATCGAACCATGGTATATAATATAATCAACAAATGGGAAAAAGGATACATACCATGGATTTCGATAAAGCTACCCTCCTCGCCAACCTGAAGACTCTTCAGGGTGTTATCATGACAAAGTATAAGATGATCACTGGTGATCCTAACATCAACCCTCTGTTGATTGAAGAGGTCAAGAACGACTACTACTTTGTTACAGGTCTGATCGACGACATCGTTCGCGAGCGGATCACGGAGTTTCCGCTCGTCGAACGGACCAACATGGTGTCCGGAAGGACCTTCCTCGAGGAGCCCGGTACTCCTCCGTATCTCTCTCCTGCCTGTGAAGCCTACTGGTCCATGTGATTACCGAGAGGGGTTTACATCCCCTCTCCACTATATTATAATGGACTCATCGATTAGGCAAAGGATTATATAATGTCAGCATCAAAATCCATCCTTGCTCGGCTTCTCGCCAAGGAGAACATCACAGTTCGTAGTGGTAACTACACAACTGCGTTCTTTGATGTCAAGAACCGTGTTCTCGGTCTCCCTGCCTGGAAGGACGACAACAAGGATCTGCACGACATGCTCGTCGGCCACGAGGTCGGCCATGCTCTCTATACTCCGGCGGAAGGCTGGGGCTCTATGTCAGAGGCTTCTGGCGACGAACGCGTCCCGATGGACTACCTTAACGTGGTCGAGGATATTCGTATCGAGCGAATGATTCAGGATCAGTACCCCGGTTTGGGCCGTGTGTTCAAGAAGGGTTACTCGTACCTGTCCGAGTCAGACTTCTTTGGTATCGGTGATCGTGACGTCAACAAGATGGGTCTGATGGATCGGATCAACTTGAAGGCAAAGCTTCGCGATCTTATCGACGTTGAGTTCTCTAGTGCAGAACTCCCGTTGGTCAATAAGGCCTTTGCTGCTTCTACGTGGGACGAGGTCGTCGAATCGGCTCGTGAACTGTACGAATACGTAAAGGAAAATCCTCAGGACAAGGATACCGAGACCGTTAACCGTGAGCCCAACAAGAATCAGAGCTCAGACAACAACGACGACGATTCGGAATCGCCGATCGATCCGACACCGCGATCGTCCGACTCTGAAACAGACGAGCAGAGCCAAGAGGAGGAGACCTCTAATGATACTCAAAACGATTCGCAGGATTCTCAACAGAGTGAGGATTCTCCTGATGACCAGGAGAGTGAAGAGACTACTTCGTCAGACACGGGCGGCTCAGAAGGAAGCCTCTCGAGCCCAGAGGAAGTAGAAACGCATCGAAACGCGACCAAGAACGCATCGGACCTTCTTGAAAAGACCGATGATGGAAGCATCCCATGCTTTGTGTACGGTTTCACTCGTCAGCAGATGAAGGATATCACCGTACCATTCGAGGACGTGTACAACGCTCGGATCGAGGCCCAGGCTAAGTACGTTGCTTCTCTGAAGCGGTCGACCTCGATCACTCCTGAAGACGTCGAGACTCTTCTTAATAATCAGAACACCGACCAGCAGTACAAGGAATTCGTCTCAGAGACCAAGCGCGTGGTCAACGTTCTTGCCAAAGAGTTCGAGCTTCGTAAGGCAGCCCATCAGTATTCACGGGCTTCGGTATCCCGGTCGGGTTCTCTTGATCTTCAGCGGCTTCATGAGTATAAGACGTCCGATGATATCTTCAAGCGGGTCACGACCCTTGCCGATGCCAAGTCTCATGGTATGGTAATGCTCATCGACAACTCTGCATCGATGTATGACGCCGTCGGTCCGGTCATCTCCCAGGTCCTTACGATGGCAATGTTCTGCAAGCGCGTGAACATTCCGTTCGACGTGTACTCGTTTACCGCTCGAACCCTTGACAACCAGATGGACCTTGGTGAGGACTACGAACACCCAGAGGATTCCATTCGCCATAGCTCTACACTTCTTACACACGTTCTGAGCTCTTCGTTTTCTCGGAAGACCTACGACGTGGCGTATCGTCAGCTGTTCGATATCTCATGCGGCAAACGAGGCTCGAAGGGTGTGTACGACGTAATGTCTGGCACACCGCTCGACAATATCCTATCGGGCATGCACATGATCCTCAACGACTTTCGTAAGAAGCACCAGCTCGAAAAGACTATCTTTACCGTCCTTAGCGACGGAGAGTCGGCACAGGTATCGGTCTCTCGCGGTCTATTTCGTAAGGCCCTTGACGAAGGGTTCTCTACCAGTCATGGAAGGATCATCCTCGCCGAATCCCGACGCACTGTCGAGGTGGGCAATCTCTCCTTCCCGTTGTCCAACAACACGGCGCGGCTTCTCGATGGGATCAAGAAGGAGGTTCCTGGTCTCGTCAACATCGGTTACTTTGTGGCGAACTCACCGAATGAGTTTCGGAATGCGGTCTACGACTCGATCCCAAGGTGTGACGATGATATCTTTCGAGAGGTTCGAAAGATCGCCAATCGCGACAAGTTCTACTCGATCGATAACGTGATCGGCTTTGATCGGTACTTCATTCTCAAGGGTGAACGGGCGTCGAATCTTCAGGCCAGGGACGATGAGTTCAAGGTGTCGGATAAGGCAAAGCGCGCCGAGATCACTCGGGAGTTCAAGAAGTACACCAAGTCCAAGAAGGGCAACCGAGTCATGGCGACTCAGCTCGC